ATGGAAAATGACTCCCGTTGGTTCTAAGTTATATAGATCCGCAGACCTTGAAAAGCTCTGGCCATTTGGTTATTCCTCCATTGGAGACGTTAACTTTGAATCAGCTGCGTACGTTGCTCGATACATTATGAAAAAAGTAACTGGAAAAAAACAGTCTGAACATTATGAACAAATAGACCAAGAATCAGGCGAAATTATTAAAAGAGTTCCTGAATTCAATAAAATGTCTTTAAAACCAGGCATCGGAGCCGCCTGGCTCCAAAAATACAAAAGTGATGTATATCCTCACGACTACGTGGTAGTTCGTGGAAAAAAAATGAAGCCTCCCAAGGCGTATGACAAAATATATAAAAAATCAAATCCCTATGAATTTGATGAAATACTTTACACAAGGGAAAAAAATGCTAAACTAAACCCTGATAATCAAGACCCTAAAAGATTGGATGCGAAGCGACAAATCTTAGAATCAAGACTATCACTTTTAAAACGTAACCTCACTTGAAGGAAATCCTCATGAAATATGCCGTATGTGCTGTTAAAGACCGTGCTGTTAATGCTTATAACAGACCAATCTACGTACCTACTGTCGGAGTAGCTATTCGCTCATTTACTGACGAATGCAACAAAACAGATTCAGAATTAAATAATCATCCAGAAGACTACGATTTATATGAAATCGGACAATGGGATGATGAAACTGCAATCTATACCCCACTTGAAGCTCCTAGGGTAATCACTAGGGCTCAAGATATTGTAATAAAAAATTAAGTATTTAAACTAACCGTAGGGAAAAGGTGATTTATCTTTTCCCACGGAAAAAACACAGGAGCTTGCACTCATGCATCGCAATAAGTCGGTAGACATTCATCAATTTACGATGATTCCAAAAGCGGATATTCCGCGATCTTCATTTGACTGTCAGTCAACACACAAAACCACATTCGATGCTGGTTATCTAGTTCCTGTATATGTGGACGAAGTATTACCTGGAGATACATTCAAACTAAACATGACGGCATTTGCCCGTCTGTCAACACCATTGTTTCCAATTATGGATAACATGGTTATGGATTCATTCTTCTTCTTCGTACCCAATCGCCTAATTTGGACAAATTGGCAAAAATTTATGGGACAACAAGCGAATCCAGGTGATTCGATTTCTTATGTTGTACCTCAACAAGTAAGCCCAACGGGCGGATATGCGGTTGGTTCATTGCAAGACTATATGGGCTTGCCTACTGTTGGACAAGTGGACAACACAAAAACTGTAAGCCATTGCGCTTTCTGGCCGCGTGCTTACAACTTAATCTACAACGAATGGTTCCGTGATGAAAATTTACAAAACTCGGTCGTTGTTGATACTGGCGACGGTCCTGATACTGTCGCTAACTACACTCTCTTGCGCCGTGGTAAACGGAAAGACTATTTCACATCTGCTCTTCCATGGCCTCAAAAAGGCGCATCAGTAACATTACCGTTAGGTACATCCGCACCCGTTAACTCTGTTGGTAGTGCTGGCGGTGCATCAGTCTATGTTTCAAATAACGGTGCTAATCAACAAGTTTATTTATATACTGGCTCGCCAGCTGCTACGGGTTTATATGCGGATCTCTCACAAGCTACTGCTGCAACAATTAATCAATTACGTCAATCTTTCCAGATTCAAAAGTTACTTGAACGTGATGCTCGTGGAGGTACTCGTTACACTGAGATTATTCGTTCTCATTTCGGCGTTATTAGTCCAGATGCTCGCTTGCAGCGTCCAGAATATATTGGTGGAGGATCAACACCAATCAACATTAATCCAATTGCTCAAACGTCAGCTACTGGCGTTACTGGCGGTTCTACCCCTATGGGCAACCTTGCTGCTATGGGTACTGCCTTGGCTCACAATCATGGATTTACTCAATCGTTTACTGAGCATGGTGTAATTATTGGATTAGTAAGCGTACGTGCTGACCTTACTTATCAACAAGGTTTAGCAAAAATGTGGTCTCGTTCCACACGCTATGATTTTTATTTCCCTGCTTTTGCAACCTTAGGCGAACAAGCCGTCCTCAATAAGGAAATTTATGTTACTGGTAAATCTACTGACAACGATGTATTCGGTTATCAAGAACGCTGGGCCGAATATCGCTATTACCCTTCTCGTATTAGTTCTCTTTTCCGCAGTACTGCTGCCGGAACTATAGACGCCTGGCATTTAGCCCAGAAGTTTACTTCTGTACCTACATTAAATAATGCGTTTATTACAGAACAACCACCTGTAAGTCGTGTAGTTGCCGTAGGTGCTGGTGCAAATGGTCAACAATTCATCTTTGATTCTTTCTTTGATGTAAGAAAGACCCGCCCAATGCCTATGTATTCTGTACCTGGCTTAATAGACCACTTCTAATGGATTTCGGGGGCGCACTTGGCGGCGCGACTGGTGGTGTTCTTGGCTTTATAGGCCAACAACAAACTAATCAGAAATCTTGGGATATTGCTGAGGCAGCAAATGCTGCTTCAGCAAGACAAGCGCAAGCGCAAATGGATTTTCAGGAGCGTATGCGTAAAACTCAATATCAAACAGCTGTAGAAGACATGGTAAAAGCTGGTTTAAATCCCATGCTTGCTTATACTCAAGGAGGTGCTGGTACTCCTACTGGAGCAATGGGATCAGTATCTACTGCTCAATTTAAAAGCCCTGTTTCTGCCGCAGTTTCAAGCGGTGCGCAATTTTCTGCTTTGGCAGCTGATGTAAATTTAAAGAACGAACAAACGACGCAAACTGCGGCCAATACAACCCTCACTGAACAACAGGCTAAGAAAACAGATGCTGAAACTGCTTCGATCATATTGGCTATGCCAAATATTTCTCAAAAATTCAAAAATGAAGTCGCTACCGAGCTTTTACTTCGTGAACAAATTGAACAGACTTCTGCTCAATCTGTTCTTGCTCGGGCTAATGCTGTTTTATCTCGTGTTAATGCTCGTAATGTTCAGCAATCTACAAATCTTCGATCTCCCGATGAAGATGTTGCAAAAACTGCATATGGAAAACTTCGTCCATATGCTTCAGATGCTGGTAAAGTGATTAATTCAGCTACAAAAGCTTTAAAACCATTCTAAAAGGACAATAAAATGGCAACTAAACAACCATTTTTACGAACACCCTATAACTATGACACGATTGCTGCGTCAAATGAGTCAGGGTTGGCTTGTGAGGAGCCAACTCTGGCTCAGCAGCAATTTAAAGACGAATGTGATATTAATAACATTCTTCGTCAATTTAACGTCACTGGACTTCTTCCAGAAGCTCCTTTATCGCCTCGCTATGGCGATTTCACTGGCATTGTGGATTACCATACTGCCATGAACGCTGTTATCGCCGCTGAAGACGGTTTTATGGCTTTACCAGCCCATTTAAGAGCTCGTTTTGAAAACGACCCTGAAAACCTTATCAATTTCCTTGATGATTCTGCTAATAAAGAAGAAGCGATCAAACTTGGTCTAATTGATGGAAAACTCATTCAAAATGAGGAAAAAATAGAGGCAGAAATTGCCGAAAAGGGTGACTGAAAGTCACCCAGCACAGTTACTCTACTTGATGTAACTGTGCTAGGTGACACCAAACCACAAAAAATCAAATAACCAAGGACAAAAAAATGAGAACTTTATATCGTAAATCTGTGTCTAAACGGAAGTCTTCAAGAACCTTCCGCAAACATGCTTCTCACACAAAAGCAGCAAATATGCAAAAAGCCCCACAACGTGGAGGCTGGAGGCTCTAATAAAGCCTTCGGACACCTCACATGTCCTGTTATCACCCTATAAGTGCATGGCAATGCACTGACGGCTCTATTGTTTTTGACGAAAGGCGAAAACACGACATTAGCCGTTCACTTCAATTGCCCTGCGGCCAATGTATTGGCTGCAGGCTTGAAAAATCTCGTCAATGGGCCATGCGTTGTATGCATGAAGCCCAACTACATCAAAATAATTGTTTTATAACCCTCACATATGATGAAACACATCTCCCAACTGATCAAAGCCTACATCACAGAGACTTCCAACTCTTTATCAAAAGACTCAGAAAGCGATATCCAGCTACAAAAATACGCTATTACATGGCTGGAGAGTATGGCGAAAGCTTCGGCAGACCTCACTACCATGCCTGTATCTTCGGATTCGACTTT